CCCCAAAATTTACAGTAATTTGCGCAGCATCTAAATTTTTAAAATTATCCATTTGTAAATTAAAAACATAAACACCATCTACTGTACCACTAAGGTCAAGACTTTCTATAAAATCTCCATATTCAGTATAAACATATTCAAAAGTTGTACTTAAAGGAGCAAGTGCCTGAGAACTTACTTTTAATACAGCCATTCTATAGGGACGTATATCCCGTTCTACCTGAAGTTGTTGCCAAGCTCTTGTTTTTACAGATTGTGTACTCATTATAATTCTGTTAAAATTACATTTAAATGTGTTAATAATATATTATTAGTAGCGGTAGCATTTTTAACTTTTATTTCCAGGTAATCACTTGGTAATAACTCTACTACACATTGCATAGGAAAACTGGTAGCTCTACCTCCTGCATTAGTTACTACATCTTGTTCTGAGCAAGGTACAATTACATTATTCTTAAAAAAAGCTACATGAAGTACATTATTATTTCCTGATGCTACAGATATTACTACATCAATTTTAAAAAGTCTTTTTTCTCCTGTATTAGTAACTTTACCAACAGGACTTACTGTTATATGGTCATTAGAAAATCCTACTGTAGCAGCTGTTTCTAAAATAGTCCATTCATTTATTCCTGATATAGTAGTAACTTTTGTACCTAATATATCAAAAAAGTTTAAATAAGCTTTAGTAAAAGCATCTATCAATTTATTTAAATGTCCTAGTTTAGCGACCTGCCCATCACTAAGCCTTTGAATAAACTTCTCAGCAGTAACCTTTGTAAACTTACTTATCATACTTATTCTTATTAGTTTTTGCTACTTTAAGGGCTGTTTCTGCTTTAAGCTTTTCAATCTTTTCTTTAGACGCTATTTCTTTTTCTTTAAGACTTAGTTCTTTAGCTTTAGTAACTTTATCAGCCTCCAGCTTCATACGCTCAATAAAAGATTTAGAGTCAAGTTCTCTTTGTTTAAGAGCCTGTTCCCCAATCTCAAGAGGATCAGGAATAAGATTCTCATTAACATCAAGATCCATCTGTCTGTTATATGTAGCAATCTGAGCAACCTGAATCTTAGTTTCATTAGTAGAATCAGAGATATACTGTTTAAGCTGCATATCTTCCTGATGCATTTGTTGCTGTGCTGCAATTTTCTGCTGCTCAATTTGTGAAACCTGCTGTTGTTGCTGAGCCATTTGTTGCTGCTTATCTTCATAATACTTAGATAAAGTAGCACGAATTTCAGCAACTGACTCAGTAGTATAAATATCTGCAATCTGGTGGAAAGCCATCTGGTCATTCTGAAGAGCAAACTTCATATGATTCTTCATAGCTTCAAATACTTCCATATCCTTATTATCATCTGTAACAAAGACTCCATAATCTGCATTATTAAATTCCATACCATCAAGCTGGAATAAAACAGTCTGCATATCATCTGTTACATACTGAAGTACTTTACTATTATCTTTATACACATCTTTAGCTACTTCAAGAATAGCTTCACAAACATCCAGTTTAGTAAGATTATGCATTCTGAATAAATCTTCAGTAACTAAACTTGATTGTGTAATACTTCTTTCAACATTGCCAACAAGTTCCTGGTTAGAAATAGCTCCAAGACGCTGTGGAGGTACACCTGCCGTGTTTTGGATTTTTCTTTCAATTTCCTGTAAAAGTTGAATGTTAAACTGAATATAATTACCCATTTCAAGATTAAGCTCTTTATTTTGAGTAGACATATTCTGATTAATACCCATACGTTTGTTACCCTCATTCATAGAGTTAACAAAACCTACACGCATTGCACGGGCATAATACATCCACTTATCTATTTCCCAACCATCAGGAATCATAGATACATCAAGAAGAGCAATTTTACCTACATTAGTAGCAAGAGCCAACTCTGTATCATACCAAATAATAAAATACAGATAAACCCAAGGTACAAGTCTGTCCATTAAGCTTGTACTTTGTGTATTTGTAGCAGAACACATTCTTCCAAAATAACCTGACTTACATTTAGACAGGTTATCCATAGTCCTGAACTGTTGAGGTCTACGTCTAATCATAGGCTCAATGTACATATCCATACCAATACGTACACCTTCCCAATATTCAGAAACCCAATACCATTCTACTCTTTGTTGAGGATCTTTTTTATCCCATTCCCAGGACTCATCAACAGTAAAGCTTTGTTCTTCACCTGTCTGAGGATCAATATAGTAAAAAGTACCAATCTTTCTAAAAGATTTCCAACGTACTCTATATACAGGAATCCTGTCAATAAAACTTTCCTGATTCTGGAAATGGTAGATAGTCTCAACTTCTTTAATTGTAAGGGGATTAATAACCTGATTACCCGGAATACCACTAGGATAATAATTTTCCAGCTCATCAATCTGCTCAGGAGTCAGAACTTCATAAAACTCATCTATAATCTGATTTACAGTAAGATAATTCTCTTCTAAAATCTGATCACATTCCTCAATAGAGTCATTATTTTCTCCTATTTTAAAGAAAATCTGTAAAGGGTTTACCCTTTTTACAGACACTTCTCCAGCTACTTCTTCAACCCTGTAAAACTCTTCACCTGCAATAAGCCAGTCTTTCCAGCCTGTAGCAAAAACATCTTTCAGTCTAAACTTTTTCTTATAATAACTAAGAAACTTTTCAGCTGTAAGTTCTCTCATATCTTTTGCAGACATTTGAGCAGCCTTTAAAACTTCTTCAGGTGGAGGTTGAGGGTTATTAGGGTCTTGTTCAACACCTTGCATAAGGTATTCAAACAAAGCCTGCACTATAGTCTGCTTAGTTTGTTCTTCTTTTTCAGTAATAGCAGTATCATTAACTACTCTTACAATAGGATTAAAAAATCTTTTATGCTCTTCTCCAAAAAGTACATTAAAAATGGGGAAAAGCACGTCATAAGGTTGTAAAGTCGCAGGAAGCTGAAACTTATTAGGCTGATTTTTACCTAAGTTAAAGGGATTTGTAACGTGTTCAAAATGAGTAATATCAATCTTATTATTTAGTAAGTCATAATTTCTTTTTCTTTCAGTTACAGACCTACGTCTTTGTGAATCTTTACCTTTAGTAGATGCAATAATAGCATCAACACATTTATGCTTCCATTCTAAAGTTTCCTTTACAGAACGAAGCACCTTTTGTCTTGGTAAAATAACTCTATCTTGATATACTACTTCCATGAATCTAATTAACCCAATTTACAAAATTATTTTTTATATTTAACATTAACCAATAACTCATTTTAAATAATGATTAGGTCCTATAGCAAATTGTCCTTTTTTAGTAAACCCTGTTTGAAAAAATTCATGGTCTAAAAAAGTTTTTACCTTTTCTTCTACCTGAACTTCATACTTACGCATCTCTTCTTTTTGATAAAGTGCAAGCATTAAAGCCATTACTCTATCAAAGTTACCATCAGGATTGTACAGAATAAGTTCTTTAAGAAGCGGAATACACCTTATTTTATGAGCTACTTTAATATCCCCTTCATAAGTCCTTCTTAACCAAGTATTTATTAACCCTTCTCCATACCTTTTAATTTCAGTAGGCATATGCATACCATAACCTCTGTCTACTGTACTGCCTGCTACTACATCCTTAACCAATTTAGGCTGTTTTGCAAGAAGATAAAGAGCCCCGCAAGATTCAAAATAAGTAAATACTCCTTTCTTCTCATTTTCATACAAAGCTAAAGCATTGAAATAAAGGAGTAACCTACGGCAAATTTCATAAAAATCATTTGCAGTCTCTGGTCTACCTGAATACTCTGCAACAATTCTGTTTGTAAGATTATCCAAAATGATAATAGAACCCAAAGAACCAGAATTGGACTTATCATGATCATAAGGGTCAATACCTCCAATATACCTACCCCAGGGAATACTGCCATTTTCATCTTTAATAGGATGTTCGTATAATACCACTGAACCTTCAACATTAGCTTCTGCTCTAAGTGGAAAATCATATATTGGCCTGTTCTTTGCATTGTTCCTCCATTCTACTTCACCTTCAGGCGAAATTATTATATCTCCTATCCATTCAGCATCTGCCAGTTTACTAGCCTCAATATGAGCAAGTGCATACTGTAAATCTTTAAGTGGAAATATATTATTAGTTCTTGACAAAAATACCTCACTAGGTACAATAGGATTATACACTACATACTCATCATAAGCTGCAGCATCTTTGGCTAACTTCTTCTTTTCTCTCTGATCTTCTTCACCAGCTTTTGCCAAAGAAAAATTAGTATTGCCAAAGTCATCTTTGTAATTTATTTTAGTGTAGGTGGCAGGAAAAAATAAAGCTATTTTTCCCCTGTTCTCATAAATATCATCAAACACCAGACAATCATAAGCCTCAGGATCATAAAACATTTTCTGAGAAGCAAGAGTTCCGCCACCCACCATATCCCCACCAGTACCAATGTAAAGAGTAGAGCCAAACTTATAATTATTAAGTCTTTGAGTGTTTTCATCTGCAAAATGCGCTTCAATTAAATTTTCCCAAAGTCCAACTTCCTCTCCAATCTTTACAGTATTACGACCCCCTACTCCAGCAAGTGGTTTATCCTTATAAACTCTGGGTTTAAAACAACTTCTAGTACCAACCATTTGCCACTTACCACCTACTTTTTTCTTATAATAATTCTCAGCTTTTTTACCAATAGCCCATGTCCCTGCAAGAGTCTTATAAAATGGTGCTGGATAATATACACCATTAACCTCCATGCCACCAGGATAGTTATTAAGAACATCCTGAATCTTAGTAATTAAGTCATTTACATACGGAGAGTTATAAGCAGACAAAAGAATTTCTGCAGTTTCCTTAGGTACTTCTCCGGGAGTATATTCTTTTTGTCCGTCAGTCAGGTACTCATGTGTAGCTACATTAGCCCCCCAATAAGATTTACCCCATCCCCTTGGTCCAAGAATAAGAAGATTTTTAGCCTCCTTATTATAGAGCGGTTTACCTAAATCTTCTTTCTGTCTTTGCCTGAGAAAAGACCTAATGTCATCTACATCTCCTACCTTCTCAAACCCTGAAAGACCTCTTGCTTCAATCCAATAATAAGCTAAATCCCAGACATAATCCAAATCCCAGGGCCTATCTTTTTTACGGGTTTTCTTTTCTCCTAAAACTATAGTAGCATAATTAAGATAATGATATAACTGAGGGGGACACCATATACCATTTATCCACACTCCTTCAATAACCTTCTTCTTCTCACCTCTCCAGAAATCCAGATAACTCTGGCTAAGAGGATGAAGTTTTGGAATTGAAGATAAAGTAAATTCCTTTCTATTATCCCACATTATATCTCTCCTTTCTCAGTAAGACTTTCCATAGCTCCACCAAGCATAGTACCTGCCTCACCATCCTGTACAAGTCTTGACATAATCTCTTCATATTCTGCATAAAGCTTAGAGTTAGACAAAAGCCTTTTCTCAATCTCATCAGCAGTTTCTGCAGAGTATTTCAAAGTCTTCATATACTCAGTTTTTTCATTCATAAGCCTTTCCCATTCTACCATTTGTTTCATAGGTACAGACTTAAATATATCCCAGGCCTTAATATACACTTCAAGCTGAGTCCAATCATACTCAGGTTCCTTAAGTATATCTTCTGCTATAAGCTTCTTCCTTTCTCCATCAGATAAAGCTCTGTACTTAGAGTCAAAGTCAGCATAAAAAGCTATAGCCCACATCAATTTACCTGAGTGGGCCTTGCTTTTAACTTCTGTATACAACTTATTAAACGGAGATATAGCTTTAAACTGCTCATTTACCTCCCAAAAATTAGCAAGAATATCCCAGGATGCTATAACTTTCATATATTAAAATACTTTTTAAACAGACTATCATCAGTATCAGGAGTTTCTTCTACTACAAGTTCTCTGATAAGAATATACTCAAAGTCAAGACATTTTATCTTCTTTATAGCACGCAAAATATTAGACTTTGAGCTATAACCTTCACTTCCATCTGCAATTATCCTTTTATTACTGGCAAGAAGTCTCCAATACCAAAGATCATCTTCTCCTTTATAATAAAGCAATGTGTACCTTTTTTTCATTACTGCAGGTTTTCCAGTTTATAAATAGTAGAGTAGAATAATGCTACAATTTCATCAATTTGATTCTGAACATAAGATTCCTGACAAATAGTTCTACGCTCAGTCTCTACATAACTCAAGCATTTCTTTACATAAGTCAATGCATTACCTACATTACTATCTACAGTATGCGAGTAATCATATTTAAGAATTCCGTATTTCCCCTGGATAGACTCAGCAAGGCTATCAACCATATCAGGCAAAGCATCATAAAGACCACCAAGTGCCATATGCATAGCATAAGCTCCTGCACCTTTTGTACACAAATGGTAAACATGGACCTGCATTGAGCAACCAAGCAGATAAGAAATAAATTCACCTTCATGTCCTTTATCAGAGTTACCAGAGTTCATCTTTTTAGGTGGATAAGGTATTTTCATTTAAGTAAGTTTTTATAAGTTTTAATATTAATTTACAAGAGCCCTTCCTGTACGTGCAGCCTCTTTATAACTCAGTTCATCTTTGACATAATTCATATCTACTTTGAGCATTACATCAAAATCACGAATGATAGCAAACTTCCTACCATACATTTTAAATATATCTACCTGCATAGACCTCAAAGAAATCCAATCTCCTACTTTTAAAGTTTCAATGCTACTCCCTGCTACATTATTTGCAGGTAACTGTACAATAGGATGTGCAATTGATTTAGTTTCTTCAGAAGAAGGAGGTAGATATAATCCTCCTGAAGTTTTAAGGTTTTCTACAAACTCAATTAAAATATGTCCATTAAGAGGAGTAAAATGCTTACGCATTTTTTCATGAATTTCAAGAGTTTCTTTGTCTAGATTTTCCATTGGTTGTTTTAGTATTATTATTATTAAGTTTCTTTTTCTTTTGTACAAATCCTTTTACCTGAATTGTACCATCCATTTTTAAATGGGCAATTTCTTCAAAAGGTTCATTCAAAGTCATCCAGCCAAGCTGTTCATGGAATATTCTGCATTTTGCAGGGTTAAGCTGTGCCTTAGCATCATAATACACATCTACTGCAGTTATATCAGTAAGGTTTATAATCATTGCACCCCTTACATTCTTCTTTATAACCTTATTATCAAGTCCTGTAAGATCTGTAATATAGTCAACTTTAATAGTATTACCACCCTGTTTAACTATTGCCATTTATTTCTAGGACATGTGCTTGTTAAATTTCTACTTTTAGCCTCAAGAAAACATCCACAATCCTTACATCTTGAAGCCATCAAAACATTTCCCTGCGTATTATTAGCCTCACAATCCCTACAAACTTCCAACCTTTTTAAAGCTACCTCCTCTACCTTAGGATTCCTTATTGCCAGGTTCTTCCAACCTTCCATAATATCTGGAAAATTGCTGATTATATTTTTCAGTGTTGACATACTTTAATTTTCTTAAAGGTACTACGAATTTACCAAACTTTGGCAACAATATATTATCTCCTTTCTCCTCCCTCATTGTGTTTGCAACAAACTCCCATATAGATTTAAATGCCAACTCTACTCTATTTTTAGGAATTCCTGTTTCTTTAGAAATATCAGAATAAATATTATTTAAATCTACCTTCATTTCTCTGCTTCAAAGCTTACAAACAACTTAAACTTACCATCCTTTGGATAATTAATCAACTTAGGATTTAACCCTGTAGGTTCTATCAACCCTTTATCCTTTAAACCCTGTACCAACTTATTAAATAACCTTGCATTTATCTTCATCTTCTTTCTTACCTGTTCTAAAGTATCTGCAGAAAGAAGCAAATCTTCAAGAACTTCTTTAGGATAATGCCTATGATTATAATGTAAAGTTAAAAGAGCAGCTATAATATCCACTTCTCCCTTACTTAAATGTAATACCGGATTGAGCCACGTTAGATAAGTTGCAAATAACTTATTTTGAGGGACTTTAATAGTAATCATGGAGCAAATATATAAAGAAGTTCCGCAATATTCAAAGCAATATATAAAGAAAAAGCCCAACTCATTGAGAGTCAGGCTAATTCTTGGGTCAGATTGAGAAATTTATTTACTTTATTACTAAGCGCACCTTCCTGAATCCTTTACTAAAGTATTTTGTATCTATTCTTTCTTACTATTACTTTTTTCAAAAGAATATCTACCCTTACTTTTTGTAAAGGCCTGCTGTATGCTTCAACAACTCCTTGATTATCTGGTCGTACCATTCATTAGTTTTAATGAATCACCGATGGTGGGGCGTCTCAATCTTACCCTTAGCCTTATTCCACCCCCAGATACCTTGTACCTTGTTATGGTCCTCACCACTATTTGTGGGTTTACCTCCATTCCCTGACACTACTGACTGTTTTCCAACTAGCCCCCTCTGTAATGCCACTCAGGACTTATTTAATAAAGTAGCTTACGGGCTACTTTGAGTCTCAACTATTTATCCAGTTTTATCCAGTTAGGTAGTTTTATTGACTCTTTTTTGCATGACATGCAGGTGCAAATATAAATAGTTGGGTAGAAATTACCAAATTATTCTGAAAGTTTTTTTCTATCAAGGCTAGGATTTTTGCAAAATCTCAACTTTTTATTACTTATAGTCCATATTTCCCCATTATCCAGAGCACAAGTAAACAGCAAATCATGTTCCTGAGAGTAGTCTATAACTAAAAAAGCATACCCTTCCATTTCATGCTCAATGGAATAAATAGGAATCATAGGATTAAGTTGAAGCATATAGTGGTACTCTAAGTACTATTGTAAAGATAAAAATTTTTTTTATTTTTTTAATGAGAGAAATAAATTTTTTTTGTAGAAATGAGAGGGTGATCCACCTCCTAAAAAGCACCCCACCTAAACCTTGGCGGAATAAATCCCCCGCCAACATACGCTATGGCTATCACCCCAGCAAAACTCCGTGCTTTAAAGACAAAGCAGGAGGAACAAGTTACTATCCCTACGGGCGAAGTAACTTTCCTCGACTCTATTGTGCTAAGCGCACAATCAGAGTCTCTCAGTGGTTTGGTTAAAGTCTTACCAGGTAAGACTAAGAATGGCAACTGGCGTTGCATTCTTACCACTGAGAAAGGCCATTTCAAATTCTTCGCTAAGGAAGAACTTGAAGATGGCGGAGTGATTGAGAATCACTCGTTTGGCATCCAAAAGTTGGATGATGGCAAAGAGCTCTATTGGTACTAACGTATCAATAGGGCTCTGCCCTTTTTGTGAACATATATAACACATATGTGTTCACTTATTCATATAGCATTTGTAACGACACTAACACAAAAATGTGGAGTTCTCCAATTGGAAAGTTCGTTATATAAACTGAATTAGTGGAGTAATTCAGTCTTTTCTTATT